TTTCTCTTGTATTACAAGCTGTTCTAACACCATCACGATAAGTTGTAATCGCTGTAGGTATTGCAGTAGATTTCTCAGCTTTTCTTACAACATACCAATCAGTCTTAGCTAATAAAGATGCAGCAGTTGTTTTTTCCTGTGCTTTCAATACTGATTTAACACCTAAACTAACAACCTGATCTCCATTTTGATCTAATATTGGATCACCATTCTCATCAACTTCATTTGTATCTGTAAGAGACTTTGCAGTTCCATCACCCCAATAAAAACGTGAGTCATAAATTGGTGCATCTGCAACCTCGGTAATTCCTATAGCAGCTTTCTCGTCTGCAGTTGATAATCTTAACCAGTTAGCAGGGTACTGAATATCATTGTGACTAAATGCAACACCTACTGCTAATGGATTCCCGTCTAATTTAAATGCCATAGTTTTATTTTACCTTGCCCTACTATATTTAAATGGTGCTTCCGCAAAAGCAAAAAATACTATATTTTCTCCGTCTGCATTTTGTGCATTACCTACGTTTCTTAATTTAAAACCATTTGCAAGAAAATCATAAAAAACATATGTTCCTTCAGCAGCACTATCTTCAGCAGCTAAATATTCTTGTGCTGGATTATCTGGATCACGTTTATTATCTAATATGTACCATGCTGAACTACGATGTCTATTTTTAATCATTACCCAAGCTGGTCTAAATCCTGTAAAAATAAATGTACCATTAGCATTATTGTTTCCTTTATAGAAACCAAACTTACTAAAACCTTCTACTTCACTAAAACAATAAGCTATATAAGTGTCAGTCGAACCATTATGACCCGCATCATTACCAAGATATACAATAGAAGATGTTGGCGAGGTATTTTGCCACCAACTTGCACTAGCATTACTAGCACCAGAAGTACTATTCCAAACTAATCTGACTGAATTACCGAGTCCTTCGTGATATACTGCCCAATCAGACGTATTTGGTCTTCTTCTTACAATTACAAATTTAGGTGCAACACCTAACCCATGTCCTATAGTTCCATTTCCATTTGTACCTGTATATCCAACAATGGAAAAACCTGCTGATGTATTTGCTTTTACAGTTGTTTGTATTGATCCATCAAAATTACTTGATCCAAGAGTTGAGTTTGTATTGATTGCACCACCCATTCCACTGTGTATACTACACCAATAGTAAAGCTGGGGTGCAGATGCTGGCACTGTTATATGTAATCTTCTTGTAGTAGCTGCTGCAAATCCTGATGTGTATTCACTGTAAGTTTTAGACACTCCATCTAAAAAGTATGTAATTCCAGAAGTATAAACAGTTCCGTTAGCTGCCGTTCCAATACTAAATGGATGAGATGCATTGGATGAATCATCCATATTAAAGATATAAGTACCACCTTCAGCAAGATCAAGAGTTACAGCAGACGTTCCAAAATCATCAAATCTATATTTATTACCAGAATCAGAAACAACTTTTACTGTATAAGTTTTGCCATCTGTATCGCCAGCGTTCCAGTTCCAAGAAACGTAACTACCACCTGTTCCATTACCTTGTCCTCCAGAAGTTGCTGCCATGTCATAACCATTACTTGTAAAAGTTATATTTGGATCTGAAGCTGTAAATTCTGCTCCAGTTGTATTTGATTGCAAACCTTGTGTACCACCTCTAATTGCATCAAAAAGATAATGAAAATGACTACTTCCTACGTTATCTCTTCTTTTTTGCCAAATCCAATCAGGTTGAAAATTTAAACCAGTAAATGACATTGCATTACCAGTTGCAGTATATAAGAAAGTATCAAAATGTTTATTAGGTATCTTTACTGTTGGGTCGGGTAAGTTTTCAGAAGTTAAAGTTTTAAATCCAGTAGGTATATTTGAAGAAAAACTATTTAAATCAAACTGACCAAAGTTAACATAGCAGTTATGACCTCCCCCTGTACCCATGAACACATAAGGAGTCCAACCATCTTTTGTTGCATGACTGCTAAAATCGTAAGCTGGATTAGCTCCTGTAGCTGGATTTCCACTATTAAAATAATTTCCAGAAGTATCACTAAACCATATTTTTTTATTATCCATATCACAAGCTATTCTTATCCAACCAGCACCAGTTTGAGCAGAGCCACCAGTAATACTTTGATTGCTGCTAGATCCAGTTCTTAAATTTCCACCATTAGTTATAAAAGCAAGTCTTTCGTCAATAATCCCATCACCTCTTGCACTCAATCTCGTCTGAGGACCAGCTATTCCTATCTCTGGATTCTGACTTGCATTTTTATAAATTTCCCAATACCATTTTCCACCTGTTTGAGGACTTATAAAAAATGTTCCTGTCATTGCCTGATCGTTTGAAGTTTGATCAAAGACAAGATTTCCATCGAGATTACCAAAATTTATACTNCTCGAAGCATTTATGTTATTTAAAGTACAAAAATTATTTGAAGGTGTATCTGGCATCGAATCATTACTCAAATTTGCAGCTACAGAAAAATTATTTGGTGTAAAGTTGTTGCCGTTACCAGATTCATCTTTGCCGAGTGTAGTCGCAGTCGTTCCAGAATTATCAGCAAACGTAATCCTAAAACCATTTGTTCCGTATGCTCCTACATACTTTTGAGGAATCCATTGACCTGTTACTTCATCTGTCTTCGCAAAAGAATCTGGTGCTAATACTAAACCATCTACTAAATTGACTTCAGCCATATAGCCATCAAAATAATAATAAGTTGGTGCATAATTACCTATTCTTGTCTCATCTGTGCCTGTAGTTAATGTAAAAGCACCACCTCCAACTGCATTATGTACAAGAACATTATTAATATATGACGTTGCTGTGCCTGAGTTTACCTGAACAAGTACGTGATACCACGCAGTAGGATCTCTAAATTTAGCAGCAGATTCATTTAAATTAGTACCATCGTAAAGATAAAAAGTATTGTTATTTGCATGAAAAGCAAAACCTTTTCCACCTATACTAAAAATATATTGATAACCAGAAAAATGGGTTCTTTTTATCCATGCAGAATATGTAAAAGTATTGCTTGTACTGCTTGATGTTCTAGTTAAATTTGCACTATCTCCATCATTAAACCTTAAACTGCGTTGAATTTCTAAGTCTCTAGAAGCTCCTGAAGCTCCGACTCTTATTGCATCATAAAAAGACATTTACTTAACATCCAATGAAACTGCACAATGGATTACGTTGGAAGATTTAATAATGTAATCAATCCGATCTGTAGCGGATGCAGTTGTCGTTAGCGTAGGTGCTGTTCCACCTACAAATTTAAAAGCTGAGTTAAATGCTGCTGTTCTAGATCCTGTTCCATCCTGTGTAATAAATATTGAACCTGCCTGACCTACCACTTGGTTACTTGGTGCTGCGAATGTTCTATTACCACCTAGTGTTACTGAATGATGGCAGGCTGTAGCCATATCTATTGTTATTGTTGCTCCATCTGATAGTGCTGTGATGTTTGCTGCAGCTCCTCCTGTGAGTGATATACCTCCACTGGCTGTCTCTATTTTCTTTACGTTATTATGATATAACTCTACTGCTCCATTCTCAATTGCTTTAATCATATTCTCACTATCAGCAGCATTATTTACTTCAACTGTGCTGCCACTTAAAATTAAACTTCCCGTTCCAGTATCAGCAATTTTAGAATGATTACCATTGTGAAATATCTCTAAATCATTCCCAGTTCCAAATCTTATCTTATGGTTGTCTGATAGATCTAATGGATTAGATAATTTAGTTCCTGTTACTGATCCATCAGCTGGTGTAACGACAGATGAATCTATACTCTGTCCTAGAACAACTGCGAAGAAACTTAATCCACTGGCTGGTGCTGTAGTGAATGTAATAGTGCTTCCAGCTATCGTAAAGTCCTGATTTGGATTCTGTATTACACCTCCAAGACTTACATAAATATCNTTAGCAGTTCCAGGTGAAACATTTGATCCACTCACTTGCAAAGTAAAATTAACTTCACTATTATTGAACCCACTGGATATATCATCTACTTCTCTATTACGTCCAAGTTTAGGCTGTGGTCCTATATATGACATTTATTTATAAAGATATCTTTTATATAAGTATTTTAAATTGACTAATCTCTTAACTAGGTTTAGTCGGAAAAGTAACAGATGATATATCTAAATTACCATTTGCATCTAGCTTAGGTGATGCACTAGCAGGTAAATCTCTCAATGCTTGACGATATGTCTTCCAATCATCTGACAT